CGGGGTCGGTGCCGTTGCCAAAGCCGTTGTAAAAATTGATGCCACGCAGGATGCCAAACGAAGCGCCGTTGCCGCCGTAGTTGTAACCTCCACCAAGTAACTCGCCCGCCTGTCCGTTCGTTCCGAAAGTAAAGCCCGTCGCAGCGGTGTCAAGGTTTACCGTAAACGAGTGCAGGCGCATGCTGTCGTTTGGTGAATTCTGTAATGGAGCAACATTAATGTTCCAGCTATACGCCTGCGAATATGCCGCTAAGTTGTTTGGCGCTATTGTGTTGTCAACGTTACTAAATTTAGTTGTCGGGTCTAATTGCCAAGTTGGATAGCCCAAAATTTGGGAGGTGCCATTTGAAAATATGAAAGTATTAGCAGGCGCGCCAATTGCGGTATTAATGTTCGCATATGTCGCGTATTTGTTTGTGCCTTCGGCAATATCAGTCGTGGTGAGTGTTACCGAGCCTGTCTGGCCGTTGACATCAGTCACTCCACCGGCACCTGTAGTCCAAGTCCCGTCAGCGCGAAGGAAGTTGGTGGTACCACCGCCGGACGGCGGCACGGCACCTTTAGTCGTCGCGTCGAAGACTGACACCATCGCGGCTGTCAGCGTTGTCGCCGTCAGATACTGCGCAACAGCCGATGGGCCGTTGATGTTGCCCAGCACCGTCTGATCCGGGAACTGCGCAAGCATCGCATTAGTAATGGCATGGGGACTTGCCCCCGCCGCCAGAGTAGCGGTGTCAGCGTTGCCGATTAAGTGTCCAGTAAAGGACGTGGACGCGATGTCGCCCCCGCCGCTTCGCTTGGCGATGGTGTTCGCCGTGTTGGCCGACGTCGCAGCGTTGGCAGCTACCGCTCCTGTCGCCACACTCGCAGCGGCCAAACCACCAACTGCTACCACAGTGGCTGCAGCCGCACCAGGACCAGCTGCTGTGACATCACTAGTTAGACTGGTGATGGCATTTGGCGTGCCACCGGCATACGGCAGCGAGTTCCACGTGGTAGAGCCATTGCCAATCTTAAACTCGCCCGTGTCAGTCTCGATTCCGAACTCGCCAGCCGCCAAGACTGGATTTACAGCGGTCCAAGTAGCTGCGAGCCCACGGCGTTGAAACATCCTTTGAGAACTCAAGGGCCTCCCCCATCAATGGTATTTTCCCAAACATGAGTGTCCGGCGCCTCGCCATCAGCGACTGACGGCCAGAAGGTCGTGCCAGCTTGGCCGCCGTCGCTGACACCATAGTTAACGGGCGACGGCTCGGGGCCAGATCCCGTCCAGTCTTGGACAAGATGATACTCTACATAGCCGTAAATGCCGTAGTCACGACGCGCCATGACGCGCGTCTGTACGCCGAGGTAAAATACAACCTCGTCAACCTGAAGGGTCAAGACCGGGTCGGCGTGCAGCGTGTACCACGTCCAAGCGCGCTGGCCCTCAGGCTTGAGCATAAGCTGGCGGTCGGTGAACGGTTGAATCGTTCCCTGAAAGTAAAACGGCTCGGCCGTCTCGGCGACCTGATAGCCGGTAGTCGTCTTGATGACCTGCTCGAAGATCATCGGCTGAAACCAGTCCTTCATAGCCCCGCTGACGTCGGGAACCGTACCCTGCTGCTTATAAAGCGGCTGGTTGGCGGCGTTCGCTATGACGGTTGGCCTACCCACCCTCGACGACCTCGCTCGATATGGAGTTGCGCAGCTGCTGGGTCTCGACGAGCGTCATGGCGACCCTCTTGTGCGCCATATTGCTCGGTACCCACGTGCCGAAGCCGCCCGTCTGGAATGCCTCGGCGACGATCCCCTCGGCCACGACGCCGACCTTCTTTAGCCACGGGACAACCGTCCCCTGCTGCATGACCTGCTGCTGCGTGTCGCGCGTAAAGGCGCCCGACTTCTGCAGGCCCTTGTCAAGCATCGCCGAGATCGGCAGGCGCAAGAACGAACGAACCGGGAGCGTCGTCGTGCCAAACTCGTGACACGCACCAATCTCGGCATTCGTCTTGCCGCTGCCGTCCTTGCGCGCAGCGTGCGACCCCAGGATGCCGACCTTAAGACGAGCAGGCGAGAGCTTAAGAGTCTTGAGAAACTTCTCAAGCTTCTTGATGTCGAGCTCCGACTCCTCGCTCACGCGTGAGTCCTCCCGAAGACCGTATAGACCTGGCCCGCGAGCAGTGGCAAAAGCAGCTGCAGGTACTCGGCGCCGTAGTTCGTCTTCGACAGCATCGACCAGTACGGGTGGTCGAGTATGCGCTGCGGGATCGCGAACGACTCGTTCGCCGAGCCTACGCCCTTGCCCGCCTGCAGGAAGTTGAACTGCCCGTTGATACCCTGCGAACTAGAGCGCAGGTTCGTCACCAAGTAGTGCGCCGACAGGAGCAGGTAGCCGTTGTTGTAAGAGCCCTGGTCTGCAAACAACGCAGGGTTTATGTTCATGTTCGCGAACGTCATCGCCTTGGCGATGTCGGCATCGAGCACGGCTACGTTAGGGTCAGTTCCATACGGGAAATCACGCGTGAAAAACGCTTTAAAGTCGGTTACCGATGGGTTGTTGTAAGCCATCATGCGACCCCAAATAGGCGATGGCCTTCTGCAGACGCGGCACGCTTTCCTTGAACAATCTGATGGCCTGATTGCACATGTGGCAGAGGAGACCGCGCACCTTGCCGGAGTCGTGGCAATGGTCGACCGCTAGTCCTCTCTTCAAGTCTTTCGCGTGTGTATCGCATATTAAACACGTGCCGCCTTGCGCGACGAACATTGCTTGCCATTCGTCGTTAGAGATTCCGTAGGTTCTTATCAGTCTGTTTTTTAATCGCCACTGCTTCGTTTTTTCCTGGATTTCTTTACTCTTTCTCGCCCGGTAAAATTTCATTTTATCCGGGTTTTCTGCTCGCCATCTCTTTATGGTCGCTTGACGTTGTTCTTTGTTTACGTCCCTGTAAACTTTCAAACAACTTTTGCAGTGCGGAGTTAATCCATCTTTACGCTTCGCATCTTTCGAGAAATTATCTAGTGGCTGTGGATTAACTTGCGACGCACAAGTTTGATTTTTAAAACGGCAACACGTCTTCATGGATTAAAGCCTCCCTTTCGTTGGTTTGAATAACCTATCCGAAAGGGAGGCTAATTAACAGTGACAATTAATAAGTAAAGTACAGTAATTCCAGAGGCCTGTATGCAAGAACACCGGTTAGTTGGCCGAAACCGACATTTTGGAAGCTAAAATTGTCGATGCTGTTCGCCAACGTGTTCGTGTAGTCGACCGGAATGTCCATGCGAATGGACTCTTCGTCGTAACGCGACAAGGTGTAAACCTGCTTGCCAGCGATCGCCGGCACGTCGGCGTGGTAAGCAGCGTCCGCATAGGCGAGCGGCAAGATCTTAAAGTTCTTGTCGCGGCAGATAAGCTTAAACGCCTCCTCGAGCAGTTCCAAGGTGGACTTGATCGGGAAGTCCGGCGACGCCTGCGACGCCAGTCCGTTGTAGTCGGACTCTGGAATGCTGAAGTGGGTCGGCCACGCGGTGCGCTGGCAGTTCGAACGGTAGGCCTCGACGACCTGCTGAACGAAGACCTTGAGCTGCGCCGGGGTCATGCTGCTGATGGCCTGGGTGATAACCGTGGTGTTCACGGTCACGCCGACCTGATTGAGCAAGCCGAGGCAAGTGCCGCTTGTGCCGTTCTGGCCACGCGCGCCGAGGAAGGCGATCCGCTGGATGCCTAGGTCCCAGTCCTTCTTACGCGAGCGCTCCTTGGCAGTGACCAGGTCCCAGTTGCCGGACTTCGCGGCAATCTCAAGGTCCATGATCGACCAGCCAATCGACTTGGCCCAGTTGTAGACCTTGATGTTGAGCGCGTCGACGCCTGCGTCGGCGGTCGCCAAGCGGCTATTCTGGCCGCCCGTATTCACCATACCTGTCTCAAATTCGTCCGCCAGGCTGAACGACCGATAGGTCGTCAGGTTGCTGGACCAAGCGCCTTCGCCCACACGAACCGGCAAGTAGTCGGCCGGCGGGGTTTCGAAAAACTTCTGCTCGGTGATCTTCTTCATGATCGTGGTCAGCGTCGTGATGCTGACCTCGTAACCGAGGGCGTTAACCTGGCGCTGAAGGACGTTCGCGATACGGTCTTCGCGCGCGGTTAGCACGATCGGCTTGCCTGCGGAGTTCAGAATATGCATATGGTCAATCCCCTTTCAAAGTGTGTGTTGGTTAGGCTTTCAGGAAGCTAGGAGTTTTGATGTACACGCGAATCAAGGCGCCAGCTGCCGACGCTTTGTCGTAAGCCCAGCCGACGATGTCCGCACCGCTCGCACCGACAACCGCGGCGACGCCGCCATTGGTCGAAAGGTCAAGCTGTACCTGCGCGCCGCGAGCAATCGCCGTGGTCGCATAGAGGTACATGACGTTGCCGGACATCGAAATCTCGGCCGGTGCGCCCGCGAGGAACTGCACGGTCTTGATGTCGAAGTTGATGAAGCCCAGGACTTCGTCGCTGTTTGCGGCGCAGCCCACGACCTTCGGCACGCCGTCGGCGCTGTCGACCATCTTGACGGCCGAGCCAGCGTAGAGAGCAGTGGCCTGGCTCACGTCGACCAGCACCGAGACGCTGTTCAGCGGGAAGCGCAGGTCGATCATGCCGAGGAAGGCTGACTGAGCAAACTGGTTGGGGCTTTGGACCGGGACCGACGTCACAGCCGTCAGCTGAGAAGAGGTGCCCGTGGCAGCCAAGCTGTCGGTCGCTACAACCTTGTAGTAGTAGGTCGTGTTAGGGATAAGACCCGTGTCGGCGAGCGTCAGGGACGTCGCGCCAGAGATAAGGCTACCGCCGCCAGGGCTAAAGCCCGACGTGGTGGAGCGGTACCACTGGTAAGTGTACGGTCCGGTGCCGCCAGTAGCCACTGCCGACGTGGCATTGACCGTAGTAGAGCTTACCGAAACCAGAGTTAGGGCGCCTGCTGCAACAACCATGATTTTTTCCTTTCAAAAATAGCCTGCTCGCAGGCGGTTATTTACCGGAACCGTAACGCGTCTTGCCGCGTACGACGCGGTCTTCGGAGAGCTCGATGACGCGCGCTGCATCGACTGCCTTGTCGGCAGCGTTACGCAGACGGTCGGCCTTCTCTTTCGCGTTTTTCTTCTTGGCCGCTTCGATCTCTTTGTCCTCGTGCTCGGCGAGCTCAAGGGCCTTCTTCTTGGCGTCTTTGTCGTCGCCAGATTCTTCGTTGTCCTTGGCTTTGTCGTCGCCTTCGACCTCGACCTTCTCTTCTTTCTTCTCGACCTCGCCCTCATGCTCAGTGGCGTCGTCGTGCTTCTCCTCGGCCTCGCCTTCCTTGTGCTTGGCCTTCATGGACTCAAGCTCCTCGTGCATGGCCTTGTAGGCGTTGCACATGTCCTTGACGGCCATCTTCTTGCCGTCGCCCATGTCGACCATGTGGTCGGGGTGCGCCATCCCGTAGGCCGGGTTCTCTTTGTCGTGCGCCGAGTCGGCGTCGTTGACGAGCTGCGTCAACGTCATCTCCTTGCCGGACTTCGGCAAGACGACGGACATAGTCTCTAGGTCAACGGTGTTGTCGACCTTGGTGCGCTTAAATAGGCTCAACTTCATAGGTTTGCGCTCCTCGCTATTAGATAAACGTTTCAACTCGACAAGCTTGTCTTCGTTGTACTTCTTGAATTCGTCGGGCGACATGATCTTGGATTCATCATAACGAGGGTTCGGCACGATCGCCAAGTGCTCGTACTCGCCGTCGGTGATCTGCTTCGTGTAGCTGACGCCGTTCCAGACGCCGCCCGAGGCGAACTTCTGGGGGAAGTACGAGTTAGACAGACGCATACCGTTCTTGATCGCGCGGTCGGCGCGCTCGCTGACGGTAATGAACTTGACCCAGTGCTTGCCGTCGGCCTCGTTATAGAAACTCTCGACGACCCAGCCATCGGCCTCGGCCTTAAGCACATCGATGTCCGGCTCGACGTCATCGACGTGCATGACGAAGACAGGACGCCCGGCGAAGGTAGGGTCCATGCGCCGAATGGTGTCCTCGTTAAGGAACACGCGGTACGGCTCTTTGTCCGTCTCCTGGTACTCGGCGACCCCTGGGTAGAAGTGCATTCCATACCAGACTGTGCCCTTGCCGGCGGCGTTCCTGATCATAGGCACGAAAAATTGGCGCCGAGTGAACTCAGCGCCAACAGTGCGAAGAAGTAAGTAGCCGCGTGATTCATGCTAGCTTGTCTCCTTAAACCTGACAATCGGGATCGCAGAACAACGGCAGTTATAGTCTTGGCCGGGATTATTGCGCCGAGGAGGTTCACCTGGTGGAGTAGTGATAGGAGGAGCGTCCCACCGATGCACCGTACCGTCAAGCACCTTGTGCGATGGCCGTACTGGATGCGCCGGCGAACCGACTACGCAACGCCACTTGTATTCGTTGACTCCACTGTCAGTGTAACGCGTTTCCTTGAACTTTGTCATGAGCAGCGACGTCTCTTGCCGCGCTAAGAACTTAGCTTTGCTCGCCGTTACTCCGTAAGAATCTTGAATCGACCTAACGAGAGATTCGTGCCGATTGCCGGCAAAAATTGCCGACTGCACGTTCTTTCTGAGCCGCACAATCTCCTTCTCGGTGAAGTCTTTGATCCAAAGATCCATGTTGTTCTGCCACTCGTCGGCAATGCGGCGACGGCGCTCGGGCGTTAGCTGCGGCGCTACGGTTATGTTCTTGAGCGTCTTCTGAATGTCCCGCTCGACCTTCCACAGGGCCGAGTCAAACATGTCGGCGACGCGGACGTGCTCGGCCAATTGCTCGGGCAGCACGGCCGCCAGGCGCTTGTCAATATCGGCCAACCGCTCAGCAAACCGGCCGGCGCTAATATTGATCGCCGAGCGCATCGCCGGCGGCAAGTCGGCCAGCGGCAAACTCCACGACGCACTCTTCGCGTCCCACTTGGCGCCTAGTTGTTTCAGCTCCCGCGAGACAGCGGCCGAGAACTTGCCGGTGAACTTTCCTCGGCTATGGGTAACTCGTCCCGAGGCAACGGCATCAAGTAGAGCACTGTCACTGTTGGCGAGTGTCCGTCCCGGCAGAGATAGCTCACGCAGTAAGGGCCGATAAAGAACGTCTCGGAACACGCGCTTGATAAGCGCCTCGACGCGCTCGTAGTCGGCGGTCGTCTCTTTAATAGGCGCCAGCTCAATGGGTCGTTTTTGCATCAGCCGGCTCCGAGTCGAATAGCTGGCGCGCCGCCGCCTCGACCTGCGACTGGTTGTCCTTGGTCATAAAGACGAGGTCAGGCTTGGCCATCTGCACGCGAATGTTAGCCGCGTCCTCTTCGGTTACGACCGGCGCCAGGCTGTTCAGGCAACACGCCTTGAACTTCTTGCCGCTCCGGCACGGACACGCGTTGTTGCGCGGCAGCGTTCTGAGTGGGTTCCATGTATAACCCGGCCTCGGCCGGATGGCCGTGCGCTGACCCGAGCGCCGAATGACCGCGGGAACGGCTAAGGAACTCTTCTCTTTCTTGTCTCCGTCGCTCACTCGCTGCCTCCTGTTCGCGGTCATCGGCCTCGTACTGCTCCAGCTTGTCGTAAAGCGTCCGCACCGAGATGCCGAGCGCCGCGGCTGTCGCCGTCCGGTTCTCGCGGAAGTGCGCATATGCCTTCTTGATCATCTGGCGTTCGACCGCTTCGAGCGTCATGCCCGGAGACCAATAGATGACTTCCATTAAAACTTGCCCCCGTGCTTTTGATAAAACCAGGCCACGAAAGGCCAACGAATCTCGCCGAACGCTCCCTCGGACGCCTGTTTCGCCTTCTCCCAAATCGGCCCGTTGTCGGGCGAGTCTTTCGTACTCAGCTCGACCAGCATCCTTAGACGCGCCGGGTCGATCCAGCTGTCGCCGCCGTCGGCCGCGTAGGCCGCCTTGTCGTACTCGATCGAGTTAGCCAGCACGCGGTCGATGCGCTGGCGCTGCGTGTAGGGCTTTACGCCGGCCAGTCGCCCTTCGTTTCGTGTTCTTTCACGATCTTTAGGTGTTGCCGACGCCTTAGCTTCCGGCGCGCTCGCGCTCCGAGGGGCTGGCGACTTAGGAGCCTTGCCTGCGCCACCAACTTCCGTAGCCCGGCTCTTGCGCGTATCAAGCCGATCAGCGCCTGGATCGTCAATGTCCTTAGGGTTTTTAGGATCATTGGCACCCTCCTCGACGACGTCACCAATCTCGTGGTCGTCCGGGTTAAGCAAGTCCTCGGACGTGTCGAGCGACACGTCGAACAGGTTGCCCTTGTTGCACGCGTCGCGAAACTCTATGGTAGTCAACTCTCCGGCCTGCTTGGCCTGAATAAGACGCGCAAACTTCTGCGTCTTAACGTCCTCTTCCTCCTTGGCAGACAGAACGCGCAGCGGCTTAAACTTGAGAGTAAGGTCGTCAGGAATGAAGCCAAAGAGCTTCTGGCACTTGATCTCGCAGATCCGCAGGATGTCGTACTTAAGCTTGTTACGTACCTGACTTTCCACCATGGCGTTGTAGACTTCAAGATCATCCTCGCCCGAGTTAAAGCCAGCGGCCGAGATGCCGAACAGCTTGGTTAGCGGCATGCGCATGTCGCTCGCAACCTGCATGCGAATACCAGCCATCGTCTCGGCCAGGCCGGCGAACGACAACTGCTTGTGGTCCCAGTCGTCTTCAGAATCCATGACGAGCGCGTGCTGGTAGTTCTTCTGCAGGTTGCCGAGCTGGATGCGCTTCATGACCTGCTGGTCACCGAGTGGCGACATCAACGTCTCGGTTAGGTTTTTGATCTTATAGACGTCGATCTTGAACTCGTCCAAGATCTCGAACCCCAGGTCGGTAGCCTTGAGATACTGGTTAATAGACCGAACAAGAATCTCAACAACAGAGAAACCCCAACCGCGCAGACGAGGACGGATAAAGCTAGGCGCCGTAAGGCCCTTAAGCCGCATGACTCGCGACTTGTGGACCTGCTCGCCGTAGTAGTTGTAATATTCGAAGTTTTGCGTCTGGATAGCAGGGTCGTAGCCCTCCGTGTTCTGCTTGTCACAAAAGAGCTCCCACATATCCGCGGCGCGAAACTCTAGGGGCGTGTCCTTGTTGATCGCCTCGACATTGATCGGCTCAGCCGGGTCCTGATCCGTGAGGACTATAAGGCCCGCGCCGCCGTAAAGACGGTTCCACTTCGCCGCCGTGCCCGCCGTCGTTAGATCGTCGTCACGGTCGAGCGACCCCAAGAGCTCCTCGATCTGGCCCTCGTCCATCTGCTTCGACTTAATCTCAACCCCGCCGCGCAGGGCATCGTCGACCGGAACGTCGCAGACCGTCTGCACAAGGCCCAGCTCGACGTAAGCCTCAGACAACATCCGGCGGTCGTTCGAGACCAGGTACCAGCGCAGGTTCTTAAAGAGCGTGTCGGTGTTTGACACCTGCTCGGTCCAGGGCGACCCCTGGTTGCCAGGGAAGCCGATCGGGTTAATGCCGCCGCCGATCCCGACACTCGGCTGCACACAGGAGCCCAGGCCATTACTCGTCGGACCCGCGACGTTCTTAACCCCGCGCTTACGCGGCGCCGCAGCCGTCTTCTTGGATGCCATCCTTGGCCCCTCTTGTACGCTTATGAATTTTTATAGACTTGGAATCGTTAATAATAGCATACATCAACCGCTTATTTTACGGCACTGGCGACGGCGATCATCACCGCCGCGCGCGCGCGCATCTTGGCGAGGCGACGAGCCAGGCGCCAAGTGAACAGCGGACCGGCGAACATGCGAGTACGGTCGACGACCGCCGGCTCTTCGCCCCTTTTACCCCAAAGCGTCACGACCACCTTGCGCAGACGAAACCTCTGATCACAGTCTCGATAAACTTCGAAGAACATCATCAGTCACTCCTATAAGACATCCAGAATCGAACGCCCCTTGCCCGCGAGCTCGTTAAACGCGCCCGACAGCACGTCGACGATATCGTCGTGAGCGCCATCAGGGAAGTTCTCAAGCTCATTGAAAAACTCATTGTTCCACGTGGAACGTAACACCTTGATGTTGCCGACCTCGGCCTGCGCCGAGACAGGCTTGGCGCGCGTAACCTTGTCCTTCGACATGATCACCGTACGCACGCTATAGCCACCAAGCATCTTCACGAAGTTAGCGGCCTCTGCCACACCTGCTGAACCGGGGTCTTGTTGGCTCATAATGCGACAAGACTGCGTGTCGTGGCTAGCGACGTTTTTAATCAGGTTCTCCACCTGGCCCGGCGTGTCACGCAGCGACTTTAGGTCGACCACGACGAACGAGCCATCGGGATAGCCGTAAAGCTTTAGGCCACGCGTCCAGTCGGGGTCTTTGTTGTTGGCGTTGGGCTTGGTCGACGCACGGTCCCACATTCGCACGGCCCGGTTCCAACCAGCCGGCACCGCGTCGACGATAGGGAACCACTCGCGGCGAAAGAGCATGCCGGCGCTAGCACGCACGTTCCAGTTGCCCAGCTCTAGGCGCGCACGGTCGACGCGACTCAGGGCGCGCAGGTTGGCGCGGTACGACGGATCCTTCTCCATTAGGATCGGGTTGTCTTCGATCTTAGCAGGGATGAACGTGAACGACTTCGGCAGCTCGTCGGCCCCGTACTGGTCGAGCAGCGCCTGGCGCGTGTCGGCCCAGACTAAGTTGTCGTCGCGCCGTAGGAACCAACGCAGCTTGCCGCTACGCTCGGGGATAGGATAGCCGTCGGCGTCGATCCACCAGTCGACCCAGCGACGGACCCAACTGTCGGCATCGGGGTTACACGTCGCGCGCATATAGCCCGGCACGCCAGAGCTCGACCTGTTGCGCGACATCATAAACGTGAACTGCTTCTCGGTGAACGTCGTCAGCTCGTCCCAGCCGATCATGGCGATCTGTGATCCCTGCCAATCGTAGACGCTAGAGTCCATCTCAAGATGTGCGAACTTGACGCGCATGCCAGACGGGAATGCCCACTCAAGCGACGATTGGCGCGGGTAGCCGTTCAACATACTGTAAAGACTGATGCTTTCTTGCCACAACCCCCCTTCATTGCGCACTTGAACACTATTGCGCCGAAAGATTACCGCGCCGAACCTAGGGTTCGCGAAGTGCCGTAAAGGTTCGAGTAAAAGCGCATACGATTTACCACCGCCAGCAGCGCCGCCGAATATGGCGATGTTGGCCGGTGAGGACAAAAAATGCGTTTGCGGTCCAGGTTGGGGGCCGATCGTGATCGTATTACTAACGGCTTTCACGATAACGTCTTAGTTGAACGTTATGACACTCTCGACAGCGTCTCTCTCCACTCTTCTTTACGATCAAATTAGCGCCCGAGTACGGATGCCCGTTACGACAAGTGGTCTTGACCTTATTGTGATCTCTGCCACGAGCGACTTTATCGCGCATGTTTTGAGTATGCGTGCCTAGGTATAAATGATCCGGACGAACACAGGATCGATTGTCGCACTTATGCAGTACATGCAGACCGTCAGGGATTGCTCGTTTAGATGACAAAACAAAAGCGATACGATGCGCTCGCTTCTTACTATAGGCGCCATAGCCGCTATAGACTTTATTACCAGCCCATTCCCAGCAGTCGTGAAACGGAATGAAGTCAACTTTCGACCAAAACACTTCCGGTTGAATCACTATTGGACCTCGGGCAGCGCGGCAGTCTTTAACTCCGGTAAAACATCGACAGTCTTAGGCTCTTCCGTCGCGGGAATCGTAACGACCACCTGCGGTTGTGCGTTTGCTGTAAAGTTGAGATTACCCTCAACCTTGTCGCGCCAGTTGCACATGTTCTTTAAACAAAAAATTAGCATCACGACGTTGCCGTCGAGAGCCATTTTTACGGCCTTTTGTACGAGTTTGAGCCTCGTGAGATCAACCTTTTGATCTCTGTACTCCGCAAAACTCATCTTGTGTATGCGCTCTATCTCGCGCACTAACGTGTCGTGGCTGATGATGAAGCCCTGACTCGCGAGGATCTGGCGCACCTGGTTCGCGGTCGCGTTCAGCTGGCACGCCGCGTCGACCGTGTCCATTGGTACGGGCTTCTTGGGACGGCCTTGCTTACGTGCCATCAAGTGACTCCAAATAGTTGCTTAGCAACCTGGTCGGCGACGCGCTGCATCATGAACGGCGGGACGGACATGCCGCAAATATACTGCCCAGATATTCCACCAAGATCGAAGTCATCGGGAAATGTTTGTAGGCGCAAACATTCGGCATCGGCAATTTTCCTACATTCCGACCAATGGTAAAAACCACTTGCTCCTCCGCTTGCTGCCAAAGTATTTGCGGGCCAATCTCGACGGAGTTTGATCGAATTGAACCAGCTTCCTTTGGGATGTTCTTTTGAAAAAGATTCGCCCGGTTTGGTCAGTTTCCACCATTTGGCCTGTTCCTCAGAGGCAGGCTTAGTCGAACCTACAGTAAGGGTCTCGAATGCCTGTCCGCAGGAAATAGTTGGTTCATTGAATGCTATATCGAGCTTTGGCAAGTTCAGGTCGGAACATCTGGCAACAAAGAAGGTGCGTTGCCGCCGCTGCGGCACCCCCATGCGCGATGCATTCAAAACAAAAAGCTGCGTTTCATAGCCGGCAGCTCGAAAACCGGCGAAAATTTGCTTCACGTAACCACGCGCTGCACCGGATATTAGGCCCTTAACGTTTTCGGCAATTACGACCTTTGGCTGTAAAATTTCGGCAGTCCTGATGAAATGAAAAAACAGGTCGTCCAGCACCTGGTCGGCCTGGCCCTCGCGGAACTTTTTCTTTTTGCCCCAAGCCTTCTCGCGCGATCCTGCCATGGAGAAAGACGAGCATGGCGGTGATCCATCCAAAACATCGATGCCGCGCAATTCGTCCGGAATATCCGTTTTCAGGTTAAAGTCTTGGACGCCCATCAAAAACGACAGCCGCGGGTTGTGGTTGGCCCGATAGACCTTCATCATTTCGGGATCGATTTCGACACCGCCCACCACTTCGAAACCGGCGAGTTTATAACCCATGGTTGACCCGCCGCCGCAATGGAAGCAGGAAAAAACCTTAAGGCCATTTGGTTGAACGTCTTTGAGATCGGAGAGATTCCAGGGGCCGGTTCTAAGAGGTGGTCTTGGCATTGTCAAACTCGAAGCCGCACTTAGGGCATTTATGATCGAACTTCGAGAATTCATCTTCACCAAGTTCTTGACTGCCTTCTGGCTCTTTAAACTCCAGCTCCTTCTCGTCAAACCCCAAAAGCGAAACATCAAAATCAGCAAGCTTAAGCTCGCCAATCTCGATCTTAAGCATCGTCTCGTCCCACCCGGCGTTAAGCGCCAGCTTGTTGTCGGCGATGACGTAAGCGCGCCGCTGCGTCGGCGTGAGGTGCCCTAGCTTGATGCACGGCACCTCGGCCATGCCGAGCTTCGCGGCTGCCATGACGCGCCCGTGGCCGGCGATGATCTCGCCGTCGTCGGCGATCAGCACCGGGTTGGTGAATCCGAATTCCTTTATCGAGCGAATGATCTGCTTGATCTGCTCGTCGGAATGGGTGCGCGAATTCTTCGCATAGGGGACTAAACTAGTGAGGTGCCGATACTCGACTTTAAGTGTGGTCATAAGTCAAGAATGAAGTATGACCGTGTCCTGTGTCCAGCAAATTTTGCCGGAAGTTTTAGCCGGGGGCTATTTGCACCCCCCTCCGTCGGGACAGGAGCGGTCAAGATATTGACGAGCCTCCCGCGACATCATCGGGCCGTACTTACGGAACCAACACGTGTCGATCGCCTGCCGGTTTCGACCGTTTTGTTCTACGCACTCGGTGACGTCAGGCACGCAGCGCGAAAAATCACCATGGCCGACATGCTTGGCCTGTGCATATTCACTGGCGCCGTCGCAGCTTGGGTGACCATAAGTGCCGCAGGTGGGGTGCTGGTAGATGCCGCAGATGAACACGATCGCCTGAAGGTAACTCATTTGCAATCTCCTCGGTTAATATTCATTGATCGTTGATATCTATCTTCGAGTTCCTCGATTTCTTTACTCACCTCCAGTTCGTCCTTGAACGGAACGTACTTCGCACCAGCATGCCGTAGCCACCACGACAGGTTGCCACCCGCGTACTTGTCGGCCTGCTCTTGCAGGCGCTTTAGCTCGGTCTCAGTCACCCGAATCGTGATCGAGTCGCGGCGCCTATTGCCGTAGCGCTTGAGGATCATTTGCCGGCCTCCTTGACGCCGACTTTCATCTCAGGCTCGTAGAGCTGCCGCCAGCAGTGCTTGACGCCGCGCTCTTTCCCATGGCCGACGGTCAAGTAACAACCGATCATCTGATTAGCGCACCGAGGCTCGTGCACAAGGCTGCACAGTAGGGCGATCGTTTGGAGGTAGTACATGGGCGTCTCCTTATTTGGGTTGACCGGCCGTCTCGCGGATGGCGAGCCGAATCTTGAGCTGGCGCACTTCTGCGTCGGTTAGCTCGTCGACACTCCGCAACCACTCTGCGAACCACATCGTGCGAATTAAGTTAGTCGGGTTACGAGGTTCCTCTGACATTTCTTCCTCCTATTGGTTGACGTAAATCGTTTCAGACTCGCCGCCAACGTCGCCCCAGTTAACCGCTCCAGTGTGGTTGTTCACCAAATAAGCTGCTGGTCCTGCTGGATCGGATTTCGGCGTCGAAGTCCACAGCTCCATGGCGCCGGGGATCTTAGCTAGTGCTCCCGTTTTATACAGCGTCACGGTCTCGCCGCACGTAGCCATGCGCTTGCCCGCTGGTGCGTTCTTCGCCGCGTCGGCCCACGTGGCCACGGTCGACTGGTAGACGACGCCTGTAGGGGCCGTTTTGACCTCCTGGCAGTCGTTCTGTGCGGCGGCCACCGACGGGTCGGCTGGCGGCGCCGGACGAACGACCGGCTGAGGGTCGGCCGACGGGTCGGGTGTCGCCGTCGTATGGGCCTGCGGCGCCGGACCGGATGCCTGGCCGCTCGGCACTGACGGGTCGGCAGATGGCGACTTCTTCGCCTGCGGTCGTGACGCGTGGTCAAGCGCCCGCGTCTCCCGGTCGATGTAGCTAGACGCTACCTTGCCCTTCACCTCGGCGGCGTGGGCCTTCGCCTTCTGCTCCTCGGCCGAGGGGTAGCGGCCGCAGCCGGCGACCATGAGCATGATCACGACGAGGGGAATGATGCCCTTTAAATAGGCAATGGCCCGCTCCATAGCTTTGATGGCGCCAATCCGGCGTGTCATCTCCTGGTCCAAGGCCGCCACGATCGCCTGGTCCTGCTCGTCGGCCCGCTGGGCCGCGACCTGGTTAAACTCGCTGCGCCAGTTGGCCAAAACCCCCTCGGCGCCCTGGATGATGTCTTTTAGGTCGTTCACTGGGTCCCCTCCCTCGTTGCTTACCTAAACCCTATCGGCATATCCTGTAAATACTTTAGTGTGGGTACAAAGTATTTTGTAAGTGCTCGATATTATTAACATGTATGATCGTCCGGGAAGCACCGCAGGCACCTGAACCGGCCATCATAGAGAAGGGGCTTGCGGCCACACAGGGCGCAGGGGTCGGGTCGATCGGCCGCAGGGGGGTGCTGCCGCTTACGTTTGCGTTTTTTTCATGGGTATTTCTTTAGGTTGCGGAAGAACTTCTCTAAGGCAGCGATTTGCTTGCTCGAAAGCCAGCCACGCGCAGTATATTGAGAGTCCAAAGACTCAATGAAATCAACCCCATTCCCGGTGACATATTCCAGGCAGTCATCCAGCATGTCCCTGATTCGGTCGTCGGCCGCCTGCTCCACCGGTTGCCCGGCGACCCTGCTCCGCTTTAGCACGTGGCACCACGAGAAGTTTTCTTTCGCCAGCATCATGTTGGCGTGACGGATGGCTGAAAGAGCCTCGTGGTCGTTGTCGCTACCGGTTAACATTAGAAGCTTCTCAAATTTGTCGAAATTCAACTCTCCACCTCCTGTTTAATTTACGCACAGACTGCTTAATTTACGCACATATTTTGCCGGTTTTAGTGTCGGGAGACAGCACCGTGCTGTCTCCGGGACAGCAGGGGAGACAACACCAATCCCTTGGGGCTCTAGGCGGAGACGGCAGAGACAGCAAAAATCGAAAAACAAATGCAACCCTATATATACGTACGCCCCTGTGGATAACTATTATGTATTATATTTCCTGATGTGATTCACAAAATATGCTGTCTCTGCTGTCTCCACCTACTCTCCCAAAGGTTCTGTGCCGTCCCAACTGCTGTCCCCCTGCTGTCTCCTGCCGTCTCCTAATCCTCTCGCCGGTCCTCTTGCCGGTCCTCTTGCCGGTCGGCATATGAGGACTGACCGGAGTCTTTTTTAGGCCGGCTGATCGGCTTTATTTTCAACCGGTCGTATGCCTTCGCTCCGCTTTTCCCGATCTTCTTACGGCAGATATTGTGCTTTCTTTTCAACCAGCTAAGGAAGGCCTCTATTTGCCGCCGGTTCATATGAGCGTTTTGGGTCAGGGTCGCCCAGACCTCTCGACCGGTCGCCCACTCGGTGCATACACTGACGGCGGGACGGTCGAAGTAGGTCGCCAGTGTCGCCTCATGCTCGGCTTCGAGCTCCTCAACCCGGTCGTTGATGGCGTCGTGGTCGGTCGGTATGGCGCAGTGGTTGGGGCACTTCTTCCGGTAGAAGGCGAGACAGTTGCCTATAAAAACGCCACCCTCGGCCCACAGCCGCTCTTCAAAGGTCGGGTCCACCTCGTCGGTCTCGCGCGGGGTCATCTCGCAGTATATGATGCGCCGCATGTCGGCCCGTTCGGACGACAGCGACGGTTGTTCGTTGGAGAAAAATAGGTACTTGGCGCGCAGCTTGGCCACGTAAGACATTTCGCCTTTGGCTTCGACGCTGATCGGGTCCCCGCCGGTCAGGGACTTGAAGACACCCCCCGCCGTAAAGCCGGTGTTGTTGCAGTCGGGGAAGACGACGATGCGCTTGTTGATAAGCCCAAAACTCCAAAACTTATCGCCTCGTTCTGGCGGCTGCTTACTACAGTAGGCGCGACCAAAGACTTTCTCTAAAAACCGGTTAATGCAGCCCTTGCCTTCGCCGCCGGCGCCGAAGACCCAGCAGTACTGCTGGGCGTAGCTTTCCTCGACAAAGAGCGATCCGATAAAGGCTGTGAAGGCCTCTTTATTGCTCATGCGTCCGAGCAGCGCGTCCCACGTCGGCGTCGGCCCTTCGGCCGCGGGCCACGGCAGGCGTTGGAAGGTCAGGCCGGTCTCGCCGGGCCAGCTAAAGCATTTAGGCTCGGGCTTGGGGGTGATAAAGCCGAGCCAGTACTTGGAGGCCGACACGGCCTCTTCTTGTGTCAGTTGCAATTCGGCCGAAGGTTTCATATCCTCCCGTTCACACCTTGTAAGAATACTGTGGGTGATCGCTGAGAGTGGCACGACGCTGACCACGTCGGGCTCCTCTATTATCTTTAGCGGCACGCGCACGCCGCAGCTCGGCTCATATGAGCAGTATTTTTCATCTAAATCCCCCGCCTCGATCCTCCTTGCCATCATGTTATAGATCACTGCCTTTTTGATTTTCGCCATCGCGCAACTTCCCCTTCAACGTCTGCTGTGCATACCGAATGAGGCCTATAACTTCACCGGGTCGATACTCGCGAGAGATTGGCACTTTGGTTAGTCGGTCATGTATTTCCTCCACTGGCAGGCCGTGTTCGACCATGGCGATGGCGACGGCGAGAGTTTTATAGTGACGCTTGCCCGCGGCCTTCTCGCCTTCGCGTAGAAACCGTTCGACCCAGTCGGGCAGTCGTTTTAGGAACCCGTATTCGCACCGTCGAGCCTTTAAGTATGCCTCGTACTCGGCCGCCCCTGTCACGTCCTCCTTGGTTTTCTTATTCAGAACGTCCTGTTTGTAGCCTTCGGTTGACATGCTAACGATTTCTATGCACTGAAAAAAATGCTGTGCGCCGCTAAGTGTCGAGCCGTCGATGGCGTCGTTCTTCTTACGCAGCCACTGCATATTCCCTTCGTATAAGAGCCGGTCGTCGATGCGCCGGTCCCACGGGGTGACGATCCGGTAGCGGTCGCACACGGTGTTGTTCTTTAGTTTGCGGTGACTGCGCGTCGTACCGATGACGTGGACCATGTCGCAGTAGTCTTGTTTAGCTTGCTCTAAACTATACTCGTGTAGCTCGTCGTCGATATCGAGGACGCAGTAGTCGGAGAATAGGAAGTTGGCTTTTAGCCGGGTGCCATCTTTCCAGACAATACCGGACCAGGCGTACTTTAAAATAGCGCTTGCAATGTCCTCAATGCCGCGCTCCTCTAGGGTTTTAAAACCTTTGGCCCAGTGCTGGCCGACGTGCTGGCGGTCGCTTAGCGGGTGGTACGAGATCATTTTTTATACACCTGATACCATTGGGGGAAGTGCCGGACAAACCTAGCCAAAAAAATGCTAGCTAGCTATAAAAAAATGGGCTAATAGTTCGCCCTATGGAACTCTGGTCCCACCAACGCCGCGCCCTAGAGCTCGCTACTGCCGAGGGCGTGCGCGACTATGCGCTGTTCCACGAGATGGGGACCGGCAAGACGCGCACGACGCTATGCATCCTTAAGACGCTGGCGGGCCGCAACGGCGGCCGGCTGCCGCGCACCGTAATTTTATGCCCCAAAGTCGTGGTCGAGAACTGGCGGCGCGAGGCCCTGGCCTTAGGCATCGCGCGTGACGAGGTCGCGCCGCTCGTCGGGCCGGTGAAAAAACGCGTAAAAACCTTCTACTCAAAGGCCCGAATCTTCGTCACCAACTACGAGGCCTCGCAGATGGGCGAGCTGTGGGGAGCTCTAACCGAGTGGCGCCCCGAGGTCGTCGTATGCGACGAGAGCCAGCGGCTAAAGTCCCCGCAGTCCCTGCGGTCTAAGCGCATTGCAAAGTTGGCCGACTTCGCAAAGCACCGCTACATCCTGTCGGGCTCGCCGGTCCTAAACTCGCCGCTCGACATCTTCCAGCAGTTTCGGGTGCTCGACTCTGGTGAGACGTTTGGCTGTAACTTCTACTTCTTTAGGGCCAAGTACTTTGTCGACCGGAACGTGGCCATGCCTAAGCACGCCTACTTTCCGAACTGGCAGATCCGGCCAGGGGCCTACGAGGAGCTTAACCGGATCATCTATAAGAAGGCCATGCGCGTCACGAAGGCCGAGTGCCTAGACTTGCCGCCGCTGGTTAAGACGCGCGTCGAGGTCGAGATGGGCGCGGCCCAGGCGAAGGCCTATAGGGAGATGGCCCAGCACCTGGTGACCTACCTCAGCGACTCGGCCTGCGTCGCCCAGTTGGCCTTGACGAAGGCCCTGCGCCTGCAGCAGATCGTCTCGGGGTTTGCCAAGACGGAGGACGGGCGCGAGACGGCGTTCGAGGACAATCCCCGGGTCGATGCTTTAAAGGACCTGCTCGAAGACCTGGCCGAGGGCCACAAGGTCATCGTCTGGGCGGTCTTTAAGCAGAACTACGCCGCCATACGCGGCGTCTGCGTGGCCCTCGGCCTACGGTCCGTCGAGCTGACGGGCGAGACGCCGGACAAGGACCGGCAGCCGGCTATCGACGCCTTCCAGACTGATCCGGCGGTGCGGGTTATGATCGCCAACCAAGGGGCGGGCGGCGTCGGCGTCACGCTTACGGCCGCGAGCTACTCGGTCTACTTTAGCCGCGGCTTTAGCCTAGAGCACGACCTGCAGTCGGAGTCTAGGAACCACCGCGGCGGCTCGGAGATTCACGAGAAGATCACGCGGGTTGACCTCGTCGCCCCCGGCACGATCGACGACCTGGTGCTAGACGCCCTGGCGTCTAAACAGAATATCGCGGACAGGATTTTACAGTGGCGAGATCAACTTTAATGGAGAAACGAGTATGACGCGTGAAATCGAGGTGGTGTCGAGTACGGGAAAAAAGTTTCTTAAGAAGCACGAGCCGGGCGAGGTCAAGCTTAAGATCGCGAAAGAGCTCGCGGCCGAGAAGAAGGCGAAAGGCCGGGCGCCTGACTTTGTCGCCGCCGCCAAGCGGCATCATAAGAGTGCAGCAACCGTCGAGGGTTGCTTCGAGAAGTATATGATCTACGGCGAGGAGTGGTTTCAGCCGAAGGAAAACACGGTTGAACGCTTCGGTAAGAAGTCGTCGATCGTCACGCGCGTCATCAACCTAGAGGCGCGCCTCGCGGCGCTCGAAGGCCAGCTCGGAGTGGCGAAGCAATGACCACGCTAGCCGACTTCGAGGAGCCAAAAGAGTCGATTGACCTCGTCGCGTTTGACACCCTGTGCCGCGACCTGTGGGACGCCCGCGACGAGGCCGAGATTGCCGAGCAGCATTTTAAAGAGAAGTCCGCCCGGTGCGAGGCCCTGAAGGCGAAGGTGCAGGCCTATATGGACGATGCGGGAATGGAGAAGTACCACTGCGCCAGCCGCGGGCTCGTCTACACGACCCAGCGCATGTCGGTGACGGTCCCTAAGGACGACGACCGGCGCGCCCAGTTCTTCGCCTACCTGCGCGACAAGGGGGTATTCGAGAACCTGATCACGGTCAACTTTCAGACGCTGAACGCCCTCTATAAGGCGGAGTTTGAGGCGGCCGTCGCGGCCGGGCTACCGGACTATAAGATGCCGGGGATTGGCGAGCCGAGCTTTGCCAAGACTTTGACGATGCGGAGGGGGAAGTGACCGACCTCGAGATCCTCGAGTCCGACATTCAGGAGTTGTGGCTCCGCCTCGGCGAGTTGGAGGACATTATCGGGGATATTTGTCGAGACTTACCGGTCTTGCGCGCGAGCGCTAAGGCCATCATTAATACTATTGACGGAGTGTGATCGAAATGACGAAGAAGAAAGACGACGTAGCAGTGGTGGCGGGTGAGCTGGCCGTAAAGACTGAAGCGGCGCTGGCGCATCCGGCGGACGTGCCTGAGGCGTGGGGGAGCGAGAACGTCGACGCGGCGGACATTATCGTGCCGAAGATCCTGCTGATGCAGGGGCTGTCTAAGCTCGTCGCCGCCGACGAGGCGAAGCAGGGTGAGTTTCGCGACTCGCTGACCGGCGCCTTGCTGGGCGGCAAGGACAAGCCCCTGGAGTTTATCCCCTTCCACTCGACGAAGACGTGGGTAGTTTTCGAGCAGGCCGTGGGCGGCAAGGCTGAGTATAAAGAGACGGTGCCGATGACGGCGCACAATAAGGACTGGGCGACCGAAGAGCAGTCGTCGGGCGGAACGGTGCGGCGTGACCGGTGTCTTAACTACTACGTGCTGCTGCTCGACGATATTAAGTCGGGCACCTATATGCCCTACATGCTGAGCTTTAGGCGCACGAGCTATACGGCGGGCCGCAAGTTGGCGACGATCTTCGCCAAGCTTAAGATGTTCAAGGAGCCGCCAGCGAGTCGGGTCTTTACTCTGTCGTCGCGCCTAGAGAAGAACGACCTCGGCCAGTTCTACGTTGCCGACGTGGGCGAGAAGCGTCGGTCCTCGAGCGAGGAGATGGACGCAGCGCTTAACTGGTACCGCGTCGTGCGGACGGCGAGCGTCGTGGTCGACGACAGCGACCTGAAGGCGCCTAATCACCCTATTGATCAGATTCCTTTCTAAATTTTTAAGGAGGTTTCCCGTGAAAGTCGGGTCGCGGTCGGGGTCGTGGTCGTGGT